ATTCATGATATGTTTTAGAGAATTTGTTCCTTTCATCAAAATCTAAATATATGTAATCTATTAATAGAGATGCGAACAATATATGTAGGTCTTTAAAATTATTGTAATCTTGTGTATATACTATTAGGTTTTTATAATCATTAAATTCAACAGATATATATACTTCATGATATTGTATAGCGATTAATGGGAGTGCGGTTCCGGTTATTCTACTAAACCAGAATTTAATCGGTATATAGAGATCAAATTCTGGCTTAGTCTGATTATTAAGATCAGTCATTAAAGGAGTATCGCCGATTAAGTATAAATATCCACGTTCATGATTACCGGTTCTAGCTAGTTCATACCAAATATCTAGCCATATACCTAACTGTTGATCTATAGTTTGTCCTCCGATCTCTATTTTTATATTATTGATTATAGCATGTCCTAAACGTCTAACCCATGCAAATTTAGATTGATCATTAGGGGTTGTTGTTTTTATTGTTATTTTTAAATATATCTGTGTTATTAAATCACCTAAGACATTTATTTTTGTTTTACTTGTTTTATTGAAATCTGGTCTGTCTAAAAAAGAATTTTCAAATGTTTGAATAGAAAAATTAGTATGGCGACGATATACTATTTTGAAATATGTTATTTGTGGATTATCTGTCATATATAAATCTTCTGCCCCATATGCAAATAATTGTAATACCCCACCTGCCATAATTTAGATATTAAAAAAAATTGATAATTTAAATATAATATATATCTAATTAAATATTTATGATTATTATGTATGGAGTTTTTGAAGTGGTCTGATGTTATGGAGTTTAATCGGAAGTGGTGGAATCTCGAATTAGGGGGTTATCATATATTGGATTATGGTTATTATACAGTGGATGATATTGTTAAAGAGAATAAGTATGCTAATAAACTAAAAGAACTTAATAATAAAATTGTAACGATAGATAGTCAAGATGAAACCAGTGATATTGAGAGTAGTAAGGCACATATTAATTTTTTAGATCAACATAATATGAGATATTTAAAAGATGTTTTGTGTAAAGAATATCAGAGACCATATCTTGATTTTTTTTGTACTAAAAAACAGTTAGAAAAGATTAAAAAATTAGACAATGATAAGATTGGGTATTGTTATGTATATATGGACGATATTCATAACGAGATAAATATTAATGATGTGTTAAAAAATATGATGGATGATCGGAGAAGAGTTAATCTAACTAAAGTAGTATTTGATAACGGAGAAAAAATAGAATACACTAATTTACATTTAAATGATGATTTTAAAAGTAATGGAATTGATGTATTGGAAAAAGTTGATAAAAAAGAACTAGATAATATTGTATTTGTTTGTTTTGTTTATGATCATTACGGATATAATGATAATTATGAGAGCAATATGGATAAAATGTGTAAATTCTTGATTAAATTACTGGAATAAATATTATTAAAAATTTTTGATAATATTTAAAAATATAATTACATTTTTGGATATAATTTTTTAATGTCAAAGATCATTACTGATAAACAAAAATTACAAGAATTAGAAGAAAAAAAAAATAAATTAGAATCAAATAGAATAAACAAAGTATGTGCTAATTACAAAAAAGGTTGTATTAATATAATGCCATTCGATTCGGATAAAAAATTATGCGATCTGTGCAAGATATATACTGGACCTCCTAAATTATATCATATTAATTATGTCCAGATATGTAGATTTTTGAACTATTTTGATGCGAATAAAATAGAAGATAAAGAATTAGAAAAATTAAATAAAATAGAAAAACAGTTAATTAATACTAGATTATTAAATATTATGAAAAATATTAATGATGATCAATATGAATCACTAACAACATATGAATACAATAAAGTTAATAATAATAAGATAGATTATAGCGAACTACCTAAACTAGGTTATCTAGTCTGCATATCTTGTAATCAAAATAATACTATCGATAATTTTTTTACTACTAAAAATAATTTTAGTAATATATGCAATATCTGTTTAGATAGAAACAAACTGAGAATTGATCTAAAAGATAAAAGTGATCGAGTAACAATGCTCTTTTATCAGATAGACAAAAGAAGAGAATTAAAACATAATTATAAAAAAATCATGAGACTTAATATATATCATGATAAATCTATAAAAGAAAAAAAAGATTGGATAGATAATAATCGGGATATTATTAAACTAGTTTATGAAAAACAATCTTCGTACATAACTACCATATCAAATATATACAAAGATGATGCAACAAAGAAAAATAAATCATTTGATCTAACAAATGATGATATATTATTATTAGTTAATAACAATTGTTATTATTGTGGTGAATTATCTAGTAACTTATTGATGGGTATTAATCTGAGATATTACAATAAATCATATAATCTGGATAACTGTGTTAGTTGTTGTAAATTATGTAATTATATGAAGAGTGATATGTTGGATGATTTTGATTTTTTATTAATAATTGAGCATATTTTAACAGTAAATAATTTTATAAAAGGAGTACAGTATCCTGGATTATTTAAAAATTGTAAATCATTGGATTATGAAAATATGTTGATGACCAGAGAAGATTATAATAATATGAGGAAAGATGTGTGTTATATTTGTAATAAAGAAAATACTAAAGAACATCAAAATAATATAAATATAGTTAATCCGAGAGTATGTTATATAAAAGATAACTGCCAATCGTGCTGTGGAACTTGTAATTATATCAAGAGAGATCTTACATTATCTGATTTTTTATATCATATATATCGGATATATCTGTTCATGAATAAATTGAACTGTATATATGATAGTAATTTTTCTATCAATTATAATAGAATGTTGATAAAATATAAGGCAAATATTAAATATGACAGTAAATACTTAATAAAAGATAGAGTGAATAACTATGGAACAAATAAAAAATATAAATTATATGATATGAAGAAAAAAATAGATAATAGTAAAGAGTATGATGGAATAAATATCAATAATATACAAGGCGATATAAATCCGATCAATGTTATCTATGATAAGATGGTCGATCTATATTATAGAAATTTTAACTAATGCAAAAAAATTGATTTGTAAAATATAATACTAATATAGATATATATTAATATTATATTTAATATGGACGATCATTACTGCCGCGGTTACAGTAAGGGTTTTAAACGATGCAAAAGAGTATTTGATTTAGATCCAAATGGATATTGTGCAACTCATGAATATTATAACGATTTTACAGAAGTAGAAATTAATAAGATAAAAAATAAATCTCCTGATGTTAAATTGTGTCATCACTGCGGTCATTATCATTTTAATACATGTAATAAATGTAATACTAGACAGAAATTAAAATATAAAGAGAAAAAATCTAATAATAAATGTTTAGGCAAGAGTAAAGAACAAAAACCATGTTTTTGGGATAAAATAAATAATACTAATTACTGTGAAGTACATTCATATATGATAAATTATAATGAAGAACAATTATCTAATTTAAAAAAATGCAATGTATGCAAATACGAGGCTATTGTCCCGTGTAATAATTGTTCTAATAGACCTGTAATAGAAAAAAAGAAACAATATAAAGATAAGATAGAGTGTTCTTCTATTAAAAAAAAAACAGGAAAAAAATGCACTTTTAAAGTAAAAGAAAATGGTCTATGTGGATATCATTTAGAAAAATATAAAAAGAATATAGCCAATAGTGAAAGAGTGTGCAATTGTTGTAATAAAACAGTCCTATCATATGATTACGTATATAAGACATGTAAGTCTTGTAGAGATCAGATGAAAGCTGATAAAAAATTAATTAATATGTATATTATTAAATTATTTTTACAATTAAGTAATCATCAATCAACAGAAGAGGCAGAATTAATGAAAAAAGAATTAAATGAGAGACAGATTGATTCTATGCTTAAAAAACTATACAGTTTTAAAGATGAGCGGTTATTTGATATGTTAGATAAGAATAATATACCTAAATTAGGATATCTGGAATGTATTGATTGTGGTAATAGAAATAAATTAACTATGTTTTTTACTGATATGGATATAATCAGTGATATATGTCAAGATTGTTTAATTAAATATGGAAAATATAAGCCTAAGATTAACACTAATATTATTCAACTTAATACTGATGTTGAAATTGTAAAACTAGATAGTATTAAATCAACTGAACCTAATAAACAAACATCATCTACAGATTTAGATGATGTTGAAAAATTAAAAAGAGAAAACGATCTATTAAAAAAAGAAATTGAATTGTTAAAAGGAAAAAAATATAATAACCAGGAAGAGCATGATAGGCCTGATATGATAAAACTAGATCAATCTGTGGATACTAAGAAAAAACGAGAAAAACTGAGTCCTGAACAACTAAAAATAAATAAACGTATCAGAGACGCCGAACGACGAAGACAAAAGAAAATAGAAAAAGGTGAAAAACCATCTGATAGAAAACTTGATGAAAATGGAAAAGTAATTAAATTAACTAAAGAAGAAATATTAGAAAATAAAAAAAAGTATGATAGTAAATATTATCAACAGAATAAAAAGAAATAATTTAAATCAATTTTTTTTAATTAAAAAAAATTGATTTTTTAATCGTTAGAGATCTAAGTCCTTAATATATCTAATATATAATATCAAAATGGCCATGAATAAGAATAGGAATCAGTGCAAGGGCATTACTGGAACTCGTAAACAATGTATTATCGGACAAGATTTAGATGATCGCGGATATTGTGAGCATCATGCATATTTTAATAATTTTACTAAAGAACAGATTGATAAAATTAATAGTAAATCTACGGATTCTAAAATATGCTCCGGTTGTAAACATTTTCATTTTTGTGAAACTAAAAAATGTGATAACTGTTTAACTGCAACTAAAACACTTAGAAACCAACAAAAAGATGGTAAAAAATGTAATGGTGAAACTAAAGAATCAATGCCATGTGTAAGAGATAAAATTAATGGTACTGAATATTGTAGGCAACATCAATATATGATAAATTATACAGAAGAACAACTATCTAATTTAACTAAATGTCATAAATGTAGGTATAAAACTATTGTACCATGTAATAATTGTATTGATATAAAAAATAAAAAAGGTAATGATCAAGTATATTCAAAAGATACTAAAACTAGCGATAAGCACGATCAAAAAGGTATGATAGATCCAGAAAATTCTAAAATTAAAATGTGTATTTACGAAGATACAAATACAAAAATAAAATGTACCGACCTAGTTATAAATGGTAAAGATTATTGCAAATATCATAATCAATCTGAAGTATTTAAGGTATATGTTAAAAGTAAAGGTATGAAAGCATGCGTAAATTATATAAGAGGGTGTAGAATTATGTTACCACCTGATTATAAAAATATGAAATGTGATAAATGTAGAGAATCTGATAGACAAAAAGATAATGCAAGATATGCAAAAAAACAAGGATTGAATAAATATATGGTATATAAATATATTAATATCGAACCAGATGAATTTACTGGATATCTAAAAAATATAAAAGATAATATAAGCGCAGCACAACATAAAAAATTATTATTATTTATCGAAGATCTAAAAAACATAGAGGAATTAGATAAATTTTACAATAGTACTAATAATGATATACGATTGCCTATATTAGGGTATCTTAGATGTATTAATTGTGGTTATCATAGTCCAATTAATGAATGTTTTACGTCTAAAAACGACATTAGTCATAAATGTAAACGCTGTATATTAGAATTAAGAGAATTTGATCGTACAAGAGATAGGTCTAATCGTGATTATACTATATATGAAAAACAACAAAGAGTTAGAGAGATGAGAAAACAATATAGATTAGATCATCCTGGTAACTCATCTATATATTCAAAAGTATATCGCGAAAAATTAAGAAAAATAGTTGGATTAGATGATATGTATGATAAATCATCTGAAAAAGTATCAGAATGGATTAAAAATAATCCTGAGTTAATGAAAGAAATTAAAAGAAAGGAAGGAGTTATATTAGGTAAAAAGATGCGTTATTATAAAATAAATGCAAAAAAAAGAAATGTGCGATTTAACCTAACAGAAGAAGATATTATACGATTGAGTAACGATAATTGTTATTACTGTGGGGAACTACCTAGATTGAGAACTAATCTACATGGAATAGATCGTCGAGATAGCGATGGTGATTATACTCTTGAAAATTCTGTTAGTTGTTGTAGAATGTGTAATTTTATGAAAGGTGGTAGATGGAATGATTTTGAATTTTTATTAATCGCTGAACATATTTTAACAACTCATGGTTTTTTTAACGGTAATTTATATCCAGAATTATTTAATGAACATATTCCAGAAGGATATACTACTTTTATTAAAGCTAAAAAAAATCATAAATCATATTTAACTAGAGAGGAATATGATTTAATTAAAAGAGAAAAATGTTATATATGCCATAAAGAAAATAGTGAAACTCATATAAATGGAATAGATAGAGTTAATACTAAAGTATGTTATATCAAACAAAACTGTAGAGCGTGTTGTGGCGATTGTAATCGTATGAAATGCGCATATGAATTATCTGATTTAATCGAAAAATTATATAGGATATATATGTTCATGAATAAAAAGAATTGTATCTTAGATGATGATTATAATACAAAATATAATAGATTTTTCGACTCAGTAAATCCGAATGTTAATCCTACTATAAAATTAACTGATTATTTATCTGAAAAATATATTGATGAAAAAGATGATAATGATATATTTGGACGTAAAAATATGAAAAATAAATTTTATAAAAAATACAACGAAGACATAGAAGTTAATGAGGAGAAATACGATGGTATCAAGTTAAATGATGAAGATAAAGATATAAATGTAGAAGAATTGATAAAAGATAAAGATTTTGATGGATATGATCTACTTAGTACCGATGAATGTGAAGCAACGCCTGAAAAAGAAGATAATAACTCGGATGAAGAGTTTAACTTAAAATATCGTACTAAAAAAGAAAAACCCGAACCTATTAAATTAATTAATTTAGATAAAAAGGATGCAGATGAATCTACTAGATATTTGGATAATTTGAGTAAAACTCATCAGAATATTAAAAAAACATCGATTTGTGAAAAAGAAGAAGATACTAACTCGGATGATGATTTAATATTAAAATATCCTACTAAAAAAGAAGAACCAGAAATTATTAAACTGAGTGTTCTAGATAAAAAAGATGCCGATAAAGCTGTTAAATATTTTGATGATTTAAAAAAAACTAATCAAAATATTCAAAAAAAATCGATATGTGAAAAAGAAGAAGATACTAACTCGGATGATGACTTAATATTAAAACATCCTACTAAAAAAGAAGAACCAGAAATTATGACGCCAAGTAATCAAGATAAAAAAGCATCCAGAGGACGTCCTAAAATAGATCCAGAGTTAAAATTACGTAACGCAAGAATAGCTAATTTAGCATATAAAAATAAAAAGAGAGTAGAACAAGGAAAACCACCTAAACAATATGATATGGAAAAAATTGGCTTACCTAGAAAAAAATTAACTGCAGATGAAGTTAAAGCTAGTAAAAATTTAAGAAATAAAATTTATTATCTTCAAAAAAAAGAAAAAAATAAAAAGACTAATAAATCTGATAATGAATAATAATCCGAATAAATTTCTTTCGATAGATAAATATTATATTAATTTTTATCTATTACTTTTTAAGATAAATTGTAATTGTGGTTTTTTACAAAATATTCAGTCGGTTAAACTGGATAATATATTAAGTTATAAAAACGCTACTAAAAAATATATGTATATACCCGTTGGGTATATTTTATGTGATGGTTTTTATTACTAAATTATCGATTAATTAAACCAGGCGATATTATTAAGTTATAAAAACGCTTATTACATTATATACATCGAGGCATCGGTTATATATATTATAGGGTGGTTTTTATTACGGAATATCATCATTTATCGTGTAATACGTATTATAGATATTAATAAATATATATAATAAGTATAAAAAACGCTTAATATACTCTCAATAATTCCTAATTTAACTCGAATATGCAAGACCACCCATTCCCGACATTATCCTGAGTATATTGTAATTTAAATCGAAGATATAAAGCTTATTATCGGGATTCAAATAATTAAGAGGCGGGAGTCCATTAATAGCAGTAGGATCAGCAAACCACAAGTTCAATTGAGTGTTATCAATACGAGACAAGTTGGCAGATCCGCTAGGTTGGTGTTGTTCAGGGAGGAGAGCGAAAGAATAGACGTTAATACCATCGGCAGGTGTGTTAGTGTGGCATTCATCAGGTTGGACATAATTGAAGTAGGCACCCTCACGACGATCAAATCGATCATGACCATTCAACTGTAAAAGACCATATTGAACAGGGTTACCAGTACCATCAATCATAACACCATAGTTATCAAATTGATAAACACTGACATCATCTGATCTGTTGTAACGAGTATCATACATCTCATCAACAGGGAAGGATAAATCACGAACAGTTAAATCGGTCTTAACATTTGTAACTTTAACGTTACAGTGCTTATCAACATGAATATCAGCATAAATCATATCAGTTAAGACATATTTAGAATTAACCTTTAATTTAAGAGAACTGGTATTAACCCATAAGCATTTATCAGGGCATTGATTGCATACAAAGACCTTTCCGTTCTTGGTATATCCACTATCCTCTGGAGAAAATGGCTCCCAGTCTCCTTCATGAGGAGGCTCATCTCCAGGAGAAACAACATGAGGATTACCATATTGATCGACATCACAGATAGATCCAGGAAGTAAAACAACAGAGTCTAATAAAATCTTGCAGGCAGCTTCATCTAAGATAGATGACCAATCTTCTTGATTAGTGTAATACAAGAAAAATTTACCAGTAATAAAGTTACCGTTGCGGACAGCCCAGATTAACTCCTTAGTAGGATGATTGAAGTCTAATCGGTATTTACCGGTGTTAGTTTGAGCAGATTCTTCACCAGTGAATTGTAACTGTTCAATTAAATACTCATGACCAACTTGAGCAAATCGACGACGCTCCTCAGAATCTAAATAAATGTAGTTGATTAAGATCTGAACATCTTGCATAGAGATATTCTTGGCATCGTGCTTTAAGAAGTAAGGATTAGCAACGAGTAAATGATCAACATTTCTAAACTCGAAGTTAAGACGAACTTCATGATATTGAAGAGCAATTAATGGAAGAGCAAGACCAACATGTCTGTTAAACCAAAACTTAAGAGGAACAAATAATAAATATTGAGGCTTAGTGGCAGAGTCATATGAAGTTAATTCAGGAACATCTCCAATCATCTTGAAGTATCCACGTTCTCCGTCGCCAGCATGTCTGGCAAGTTCCCACCAAATATCTAACCAGATACCATATTGTTTATCAATTTGAGAACCACCAATCTCTACTTCAACTGAGTATAAGAGAGCATGACCAACTCGTCTAACCCAAGCAAACTTGGACTCGGATGATGATCCACTTAACTCAGGAAGAGTAACCATTAAGTAAATTCTAGTAATTAAATCTCCGTTACGAGTAATTGTAACGGTTGATCGACGACCAAAATCAGGGTTTCCGTTAAGAGGTAACTCGATAGCTTCAATAGAGAAGTTAGTATGTCTTCGATAAACTACTTTAAAAAAAGTAATCTGAGGGTTACCAGTTAAATATACGTCTTGTGCGCCATAAGCGACTAATTGCATTAATCCACCAGCCATATTGTAATATACTATAAGAATATAAAAAAATTTTTTAAAAATTAAAAAAAATCTTAAAAAATTATACAAAAAAATTCTTATATTTCTGAATGCTTTCTTTTTCTACAAAAATTATATCTTTTTACTCCACCACCTATAATTATTAACTCATACTTACCTATTATCATATCGGCTCTCTCTGATATATGAAATTTTAAAATATTCCGGTTTTCTTTAGTTGAATGTTCTAGTTCTTTTGTTTTATCTGATCGACTGATCGTCCTAACTCCATTATATGAACCAGTATCTATAACAAATATTATATCACTAATCATTAGAAGAATAACATGTATTCTAGATATTCTATATGGTTTAAAATATTCCGGGATATATATCCCGTTCGAATGATCTAATAACAGATTAGATCTACCTATTATTAAACTATCCCCTTCCTTTAATATATACTTTTTATTATTAATTAATACTAGAGTATTATCATCCATTTTTATATTACTCTTAGATACTCCAGATATATTTTCTATATCTCTAATTAAATTATTACTATATCTATTAATATGTTCTAAAGATAAACTATCATTATCAACAACTTTTAAGTATTCTTCTCTACTATAATCTAATTTTTGTTGAATCTTTTCATTCTTATCTGGATCTAACATAGAGGTAGATAAAAGATTATCTTGCTCCGGTTCAATATTATTATGTTCAAATATTTGATTCTTCATCATATTGATTATAGTAAATATAACACCCATTTATAATATGATGATAATATAATAAGATTTAATAGATTATCAAATATCAATTTTTTTTAATTCTGAGTGTAAGCAAGACCAGCTAAACCACTCATTATCCTTAATATATTATAATTAACACCAAATATCCAAAATTTATTTTCATTATTATACATATCTAACTGAGGCACTTTATTATTATAGGTCGGATCGTTAAACCATAATATCAAATCAGTATAATCTATTCTAGATAAATTAGCAGTTCCGCTAGGTTGATGTTCTTCTGGTTGTATAGAAAATGAATAAACATTAATTCCATCCACTGGAGTATTAGTATGATACATTTGAGGTTGTACATAATTAAACCAAACACCTTCTCTTTTATCAAATCTATCATGTCCATTTAACTGTAATAATCCAGAATGAACTGGATTTATAGTCCCATCTATTAATAATCCATAATTATTATGAATATATACTATAACATCATTAGAATTAAATCTAGTATCAATTAGTCCTGTAGAATCTGTAGGGATACTAAAGTCTCTAATAGTAAGACTAGTTTCTACTTTATTGATATTTATATTGCCGTTGATGTCTACAGTGATATATGCATATATTTGATCTGTTATTCCATAATCACCCAGTATCAAACTATTATTATTAACCCAAACAGAACTAGAAAATAAATTATTAATATTTATCTTACCTACACTCTGAATAGTATTAGGCGCTACTTCTATCCAAATTCCACCTACTAAATTACTAGGATCATTATAAAGTGCTAAACTACTGTTTAATATTAATTTACATCCTGCGATAATATCCCATTTACTATTAGAATAATAAACAAAACTACGGCCAGTTATATAATTTTTATTTTGAGACGCCCATATCAACTCTTTAGTAGGATGATTAAAATCCAATCTATATCTCTTAGATGATTCATTAATTTTTTCTAATCCGTTCCATTGTAATTGCTCTATTAAATATTCATGTCCGACTTGTGCAAATCTCCGTCTTTCTTCTGTATCTAGATATACATAATCTATTAATAAACTAGCATTTTTAATACTAATTTTAGATATATCGAAGTTTCTATCTCTCACTGCTAACATCTCTGCCGGATTAAAATTAACAGTAATATGTATCTCATTATATTGTATAGCGATTAATGGGATAGATAATCCAACATGCCTATTAAACCAAAACTGT